CAAAGAGCAGAGCGAATGGTCTGTAAAGGACTTATATAAATTCTGGGACGATGCCTCCAAGTCTGGTGACACCGTTGAAGAATGGATCAACAACCACAGAGGAAAGTAATATGTATTACGTAGCATCTCGCAGTCAACGTGCCAACGATATGATTATCTGGCGACACATCAAAAGATTAAAGTCTTTCAAGGCTACTGATGGCGTTGAATATATCGTGGCTAAAAGTAAAAAAGAAATGCACACATCACTGCCAATCTATATTGGTGTAGGTGACAAGCTTGTGAGAACTGGTTGCTATGAAATCAATTGGCTTGATGCCTTCTTTCGATAGGAGATAGTTATGCGTACTTCAAAAAAAGATAAAGCTATTTTAGCTAGTCTATTAACGGATGTTATATCTTGTCACCACCTTCGGTTGGACGGTATAGAAATAGAAAAGCTTGTGGAGCTTATTGCTATTTACTGTCACGTTAAGCCCGAAACAATTGAAGGTTGGGAGCATATAGCATTTGATCCTGTCGAGTGTTGTTGTACAAAATACAAAAGGAGTACAGCCGATGTTGTTCAACAATGAGTGCCATCACCCAGAAGAAAACTATTTGTTTTCTATGAAGATTGAGGGCGAGAACTGTGACGTTTGGGTAGTGCAGAAAGATGACCAAGAGTTTTACAAAGGTCACTATGAATTTTGTCTGCGCTATGGTAATCGTGGCGATGAATACAGAAGTAGTTGGGATTGTGCGTGGATTGAGCGTTCCATTTCACACCACTCTAAATTTGCTTATGACTTTCCGGGGTCTGGTATCGCTCGTAACCAACTCATCGAACTCAAGAGGCGCTTGCAAGATGCAGGCTTCTGGGATCTGGAATGGAATTTAGATAGTGAAATCAGAGACTTGCGGGTGGATGTTGAACAATATAATAACTCGCCACGTTTCAAAATTATATAGCTTATAGATTCTATAAGGAGTTTTTTATGTACAAAATTCATGCAAAAGCTGTGCAAGATTACTCTAGATTATCTAGCGACAATCTTTCTGATGTGATTCTGATGGTAGTGCTGAGTATCCAACAGCCTTGGTACAGTGTGGGCGAACAGCTAAAAGATGTGAAGAAACTTGGGCGCGACTCTAGATTTATCTGGGGTAATAAGATCAAGTGCTTTGACTCGCTACAGTCTAAGAAAGATTTTATTTATTCACAGTATCTGGCAGTCCTCAACTCATCTAAGTCTGATGATGACAAGGCGCTGTCCTTGATGAATGTATTCCTTCAGATCGACGGGCTTGGTCTAGCCAAGGCTGGCTTTGTCTGCCAGCTAACAGCGGGGCTGGTCGGTTGCATTGATGTGCATAACATTCGGATGTACAACATACCTAAAAAGGATTTGTCCTTCTCTAAGTCTATCAAGTCTAAGACATTGAAGGATAAGAAGATTTCTAATTATGTGTCAGTCTGTCACACCATTGGCACAGAGAATTTATGGGATACTTGGTGCAGTTTTCTGGCTACCAAGTCCAAGAAATTTGAGGATGGTTTTCATGTATCAAAAGTACATTATGACTTTCTTCAAAGTGCGGTAAACCTTTAATCAATTACGGAGAAATATGATGAGCAAGGCAAAAATAAAGTATCTTGAAGTTAATGCTGGCACACCTCCCAACCCTATGAATTTCAGGGGCAGGGCATCAAAGTGGAGAGATCTTTTTGAGTCTATGAAGCGCAACGATTGGTTTGTTATTCCAAAGAAAGATTTTGCTAAGACATCAGCGGCGGCTTCAACATATTTGAAAGGCCGTTATAGCCTCTATAAGATTAATGACCGCCACGACTATTGCTTAATTAAAATTCGATAAGGAAACAAAAGGTGTCATATACTAGGTTTGTTTGTTGCTTGACTGACGATCATCCAAAGGTTGTGGAGTTACCCGCATCCCTTGAGGAGCTTGATGATTGGCAGAAAGGTCGCAAGGATATTGGGGTAGCAATGCCCCAACTTTCCCCTGCGGAAATGGACTTCTTGATTTATGGTATTTTTTCTATTGGACTAAAGGAGATTAAAAATGAGCGTATTGAATAGTATTGAGTTGGCTAATCATTGGCGCGGTCATCTTAGAAATAACTGTGCGGATTCAATAAAAGCACGGCGCAGATACGCAAAGAGGTATGGCGAAAACTCTGCTCTTGCAAATTATTTTGAGGGTAAAGAGTCAGCGACTAGACAGGCCATCAGAATATTAGAATACATGGTTGAATATCAGGAGGTCTATCATGGGGACAGCTAGTATGTATGGCAATCAAGTCATGGAAGCAGAGCTTGACTGCCCTTGGATGACAACGGATGTTTTGATTGAGTTTGTACATCATGGTGACGAGGAGAACTTAGTTGAAATTGTTTCAGTTAAATCGCACGGAGTTGACATCACTAGCTGGGTCAACATTGATTATATGTTTGATCTTGTTCGTGATTACATAGACGAAGCCGACTACCATTGGTCAGATCATGGAGACTGATGCGATGGACAAAAGCCGTATAAAAGAATTCTTTATTCTTCTGCGTCACTCACCTGAGTATTTGTATGCGCTGGTGATAGTGACTTTCTTTTCTATTGGTACTATAATCGGGCAGTATCTTAAAGACGGAGGATACCTATGAGCATTGATGATGTAACACCACAAGAATGGGATAGTGTTTCAAAAAGTAAAACAGTTTATGGAAAACTTTATCACCCGGAAGATAAGCATGATGTGGTAAATAAACCAGATCATTATAACAAGGGAGCGATTGAAGCTATCGAAGCAATCAGTGCTTCAATGCACCCACAAGAATTCAAGGGTTATCTCAAAGGCAACTGCCTCAAATACCTTTGGAGGTACGAGTACAAGAACGGTGTAGAAGATCTGAAGAAAGCACAGGTCTATTTAGGCTGGTTAATCAAGGAGTTAGAGGGGGGTTGACATCTGCCTCGATCCATGCTAAAATCAACCTTTAAAGTCTTTTGACTTGGAGATACAAATTGAAAATCATACAAGGAAACTTTGATAAAAGTAATAAAAAAACTTTAAGTGATAAAGTCTTAGAAGGTCTTCAAAATCTTAGAGATCAATCAAACGATGAAGAAATTAGATACCCCTTTATTCTTATTGTTGACACTGGTGAGGAGTTGAAGGTAGTATCTGATGTAGAGATGGAAAAGTTTAATCTTTTATTAGACTTAGTAAAGCATACCATTCTCACAGGAGATTATTAATAATGTCTGATTATGATATTGAAGATACTTTATGCAAGGCTTTTGTCTTGACGTTGGGTAGTGGTATGCCCAACTACAGAACAGTGAGCGATATGATTGGTTGGATCAAGCGACAAGCCCAACTAGAGGGTGAGCGTCTGACCGAAGATTATATCTATGGCTGTATCCCGTTGTACATTAACTTTCTTTTTAATAAAGCTTAGGAGAAAATATACTATGGCTATTGTTGATGGCGTAGCAATGTGGGCATCCGTTACCACACCCAACACAACGTACACTCCGGTGTATACCGTGAACCTGATAGTATCTGATGACGTTGCTAATGACTTCCGCTCACGCGGGTTTAAGGTCAAGGACATGGAAGAGGGGCCAGCCCTTGTTATCAAGCGCAAAGTTACTGGTAAGAATGGTCAGCCTAACTCCGCACCCAAACTGATGGATCGCAATAAAGCGCCTCTGAATACCAGCGTAGGTAATGGCTCCAAGGTGCGAGTGCAGTACAAGGAGTGGGAGTCAACTTGGAATGGTACTGTCTATCGTGGCTTGGACTTTCAAGCTATGCAAGTGCTAGAGCTTGTTGAATATGCCAGCCCTGATGGTGCTGAGTTTGAGGCGCTGGATGATGGCGATGCTGGGAGTGAGTTCTGATGTGGAGATATACCCACGAAGATAAAACCTATGATGTAGAAAAGATCTCTCCAGAGGGTCAGGCGACATTTATGCTGATCGCTGATGTTCAAAAGAGAATTGAAGATCTTGAAACAAACATGACCATCAATCAGGCGGCGGCAGTTGCATTGCACCAGAAGATGCAACAGCTTCTTGTTGACGAGGCAATCGTAGAGGACAATGAAACGGAGGACTAAACAATGGGCGACTTTGTGGAGTACCACAAGCCCTGTCCTGAATGTGGAGGCAGTGATCCTGTCTCCATAAATTCAGATGGCACTGCTAAATGTTTTAGTTGTGGAACCTTTTTCAAGGACTATGAATCTGCAATAGGAGGCAACGTGGCAGACTTTAATAGCTTCAAAAGATCAAACGACAACGCACCCTTCTCTCAAAATCAAACCTTCTATCACGCATTAACAGACCGTTCAATCTCACTAGAGACTGCAAAGAAATACGGAGTTCGCTCAGTCAAAGACGAGTCGGGCAAGATCATTGAACACCACTACCCTGCGTACATAAACAATGAAGAAGTCGCTACTAAAATCCGTAGAGAAAATAAAGTATTTAATTGGGTCGGTTCTGCCAAGGGAACTGGCCTTTTTGGTCAGCAAATTGCACAGGCGGGCGGCAAATATATTACGGTCACTGAAGGTGAGTGTGATGCTATGGCGGCATACGAACTTTTGGGGAGTAAATGGCCGGTTGTATCTGTTAAGAATGGAGCGCAAGGTGCAGTCAAAGATATTCAAGAAAATCTTGAATTCCTTGAATCGTTTGATACGGTGGTTATTTCTTTCGACAACGACAAGCCCGGAAGAGAAGCCTCAAAGAAAGTGGCGCGTATTATCAAGCCCGGAAAGGCGAAGATACTTACGCTTCCTACCGACTTCAAAGACCCTAACGAAATGCTCAAGCTGGGTCATCACAAAGCTTACGTTACTGCATGGTGGGCTTCAAAACTTTACACGCCGTCTGGGATTCTAAATGTCAGTGAAGAGCGTGAGAACTATAAGAAGCGGGAGCGAAAAGAATCCGTTGCCTACCCGTGGCAGGGACTAAACGAAAAGCTTGAGGGCTTGCGGCAGGGTGAGCTAATCACACTGACAGGCGGCACAGGCTTAGGTAAATCTAGTGTTACTCGTGAGCTTGAACACTGGCTCATCACCAACACCAACGACAAGGTAGGCGTCATTGCTCTTGAAGAGGACTGGCGTAGGACTGTTGATGGTATCTTATCTATTGAGGCTAATGCTCGCCTGCACATTGATAGCGTCAGAGCTAAGTACAGTGAGGAAGAAATAGATAATTTCTTCAATGTTCTTTATGACGGGCAGAACAAGAACCGCGTCTTTGTCCATGCCCATCTTGGGATGAACGATGTTGATAGTGTGTTTTCTAAACTGCGCTTCATGGCAATGGGCCTTGAGTGTAAGTGGATAGTTTTTGACCACTTGCATATGCTCTTGTCCATGACAACGGACGGTGATGAACGCCGCAATATAGATTCTATAATGCACAACTTCAGAACGCTGGTGGAAGAGACGGGCGTGGGCCTCATACTTGTGTCGCACCTCAGAAGGATTGATGGCAATCGCGGTCACGAGAATGGTATTGAGACAGGACTCAACCATCTACGTGGCTCACAGAGTATCGCTCAGTTGTCAGACTGTGTGATATCTTTGGAGCGTAACCAGCAATCAGAAGATCCCATTGAAGCCAGCACCACACGAGTCCGTGTACTCAAGTCCAGATACACGGGCGATGTCGGTTTAGCGACACACTTGTTTTACGACAAGGACAGTGGTAGGCTCAGTGAGATATCAATGGAAGTAGAACAGCAAGAAGAAATAGAACTATGAAAAGTATTGTCTTTGACATAGAAGCAGACAGCCTAGAGCCTACAAAGATATGGTGTATTGCGGCTGTCGATCCTGACTCTGGAGAGACAAAGACCTTTGGGCCTACTGAGATTGTTCAGGGTTTGGCTCACCTCTCCAGTGCAGACAAACTGATAGGTCACAACATCATTGGTTATGACTTACCAGCCATCAAGAAGATACACAATATTGATCTGACTGAGAACCGCGCCATCGTAGACACGCTAGTATTGTCTCGCCTCTTTAACCCAACACGCGAGGGTGGGCACAGCCTTGAGTCTTGGGGCTATCGCATTGGTCTTCAGAAAATAGATCACAAAGAGTTTGGCGAGTACTCTCCAGAGATGCTGAACTACTGTCGCAACGATGCAGTACTCAACGCCAAGATGTTTAATAATCTTAAAGCAGAATCACGGGGCTTCAGCCGACAGTCTGTAGTGCTAGAACATGAAGCACTAAAGATTATTGCAGATCAAAGAGAGCATGGTTTTCTTCTGAATGTACAGGCCGCAACACTGCTTGTCGCTGAACTGACTGATCGCCTCAAGGAAGTAGAACGTGAGGTGCAGAAGACCTTCAGACCTAAGCAACTAAAAACTATTCTTCTACCACACTTTACCAAGACAGGCGCACTATCTAAGATGGGCCTCATCCAAGGCTCAGAAAAGAAAAGCCGCTTGACTCAAGAGGAATATGAAGAGATTGCAATAAAGCGTAAGGCTGTACGTATTGAAGAAACTCCTTTCAACCTTGGATCACGTAAACAGATTGGTGAGTATCTGATTGATTTTGGTTGGAAGCCCAAGCGGTTCACACCCACAGGTCAGCCAATCGTTGATGAGTCTACGCTCAGTAAGATTAAAGATATTCCAGAGGCCACACTGATTGCTGAGTACCTTCTGCTTCAGAAGCGAATAGCACAGGTGTCCTCTTGGCTTGAGGCTTGTCACGACGATGATCGTGTTCGCGGTTTTGTTAATCCAAACGGAACTATCACAGGTCGCATGACACACAACAGCCCCAACATGGCACAGGTTCCCAACCTCTCAGCGCCCTACGGCAAAGAGTGTCGGGCCTGTTGGACTGTGGCAGACGGCTACAAGCTGGTTGGTATTGACGCCAGCGGCCTTGAGTTGCGTATGCTTGCACACTACATGAAGGATGAGGGGTTCAAAGATGAAATATTGCACGGAGACATACACTCAGCTAACCAAAGACTTGCAGGGCTTGAATCAAGAAATCAGGCAAAGACATTTATCTATGCACTCTTATACGGAGCAGGAGATGAAAAACTTGGCAGTGTGGTTGGAGGAAACAAAAGAGATGGTGCGGAACTTAGAAAGCGTTTCTTCGATAATCTCCCTGCATTTAAACATCTTAAAGACTCAGTTGGACGAGCGGCTTCAAAAGGTTTCTTGAAAGGGCTAGATGGTCGCAAGCTATATGTCCGATCTGAACACGCCGCACTGAACACATTACTTCAAAGTGCTGGCGCTATCATCATGAAGCAGGCGATGATAAATCTTAATCAGCTAATCAAGCTCAACACACTGGACGCACACTTTGTTTGTAACGTGCATGATGAGTGGCAGTTAGAGGTAAAAGAAGCTGTGGCTGATGCAACAGGAATGCTGGGGGTTGATGCAATAAAGCAGTCGGGTGAGGAGCTAGAATTATTCTGCCCTCTTGATGGTGAGTACAAAATAGGAGATAACTGGAGTGAAACACACTGAAGAATATAAGTGGCATTATCACCGCACAAACTCTAAAGGTAAAAAAATATTCAGACATTACACACAAGAAGATATAGAAGATGTTGTAGATTATTTAGATGAGCGTGGCTTTTATTATGAGATCGCTGGGGGCGGTATGTTGTGGATTACCAATAAAAACAATGATACGTTTTCATATTATTGGACTACAGGAAAATGGTCTACCTATAAAAATAATAGAAAAAAACATTATCAGGCTATGGGTATAAAAGATTTTTTAGATAGGTATATTGATAATGATGAATATCTAAAGGAACAAGAAGCTACATATCAAAATGCAGTAGAGGCTAAAGCAAAAGAAGATGAAAAAATAGAGCAACATATTTTAAATATTTTGGAAGAACGGGGAGAACTGGGCCTAACCTCAAGACAACTAAAAGATGACCATGCTGGAGAGTGGGGCGAAGAAAGGGTAGGCTGGATTCCCAGACAGCTTGAGCTAAAAGGACTTATATTTTATAGAGGTGATAAGATAGGAAGAGCTAGAGTTATGCGGCTTACAAAATACAAGGAAGAAAAAAATGAAAATACAGCACGAGCCTAACAGAGTCGGTGACTTAGCAGAACACTATGCCGTTACATGGTTATGGGACAATGGCTATCATGTGTTCAAGAACTGTGGATGCACAGGGCCAGTGGACATTGTTGCCATGAACCCAGAAGGTGAGATTACTTTGATAGATGTAAAGTCTTATAAAGACGGTAGGCTTTCTGCAAAGACTCCACTTCAGAAAGAGCTTGGTGTACAATACTTACACTACAATTCAAAGACACGGAAGTGTCGATTCGTAAGGCATAGGAAATGAAACTTGACACATTAATTGACGATATTTATGGACAGCTTTCAGAGCTATCCGAAGGCCGTGAATTTAATTTAAGTGATGAAGATCTGGACTTCACGCTGGCCCGTATCAAGGACTCGCTTCTAGCTTGGGCTAGGCCATCAGAAAGAAACTCAGAGTTCTCTCTGCGTATGTCTAATGTTGGTCGCCCCGCTCGACAGCTTTGGTACGAACAGCACCGTGAGTCTGAGCCGTCAGTACCCCCACCATACCTACAAATAAAATTTCTTTATGGTCATCTCCTAGAAGAGATCCTGCTTATGCTTGTCAGGGCTTCAGGTCATGAAGTCACTGACGAACAGAAAGAGGTTACTGTTAAGGGCGTGAAGGGACACATTGATTGCAAGATTGATGGAGAAGTGGTTGATATTAAGACCGCATCTAAGTTCTCGTTCAATAAGTTTCGTGAGGGACGGCTACGAGAAGATGATCCTTTCGGATATATGTCACAGCTTGCAGGCTACGAGGAGGCTGAGAAGTCCTCTGAGGGCGGCTTTCTTGTAATCAATAAAGAGAGCGGCGAGTTGTGTTTATATCGCCCAGAGGAGCTTGACAAGCCTAGTATCAACACTCAGATACAGGATGTGAAGAAAGCCCTGAAGATGGCTACTCCACCTCCACGCTGTTATGAGTCTGTACCGGAGGGGAAGAAAGGCAACATGAAACTGCATCGTAATTGTACGTATTGTCCGTACAAGTTTGAGTGCTACAAAGATGCAAACAATGGGCAGGGTTTGAGAGTATTCAAATATTCTCATGGGCCAACTTACCTAACTCATGTCGAAGTTGCACCAAGAGTCGAGGAGGTTGTGTGAACCGGAAGACAATGAAGAAGATCAACAGACAGGTTAGGATTATTTCTGTTGAGTGGTTGCAAAGTATCATGCCTGAAGGAGAAGCAGATAAAATAAATCTGAAAAACTTTAGGCAGTATCTAAACCAAACATCTCATTACTTTAAAGATAAGCAGTTCTTTAACTCTGCTTTTACTGAAAGGTGGACAAGGAATAAACTGAAAGATTTTTATAACAAAAATCCATATAAACCCATTGACAGCTATACCGTTGCCGATTTAAAATGAAAGCTTTAAGCTTGGAGGCGTTGGTGTTTTATTGCGCCAAGCAATTAGCAGAAGAAGAAACAATAGATGAAGACTTATTGTTTGAGTTATATGTTATATTAAAGATTCATTTTGAAGGGATACCTACAATACATTGAAGCCTAAAATAAAAAAAGGATACAGGAAGGCTCGCGTTAAGCGGCCCATCGAAAAAGCACCTGTTCGTGGATACGATTCTAATTGGGAGTATGAGCTTCACTCAGGCATCTTAAACGAATGGAAGATTCATTCTGAACAAGCCGCCTATATTGTTGAACACACCTATCATCCAGACTTTATCCGTGAGATAGAGGGCAGAAAGATCTATCTAGAGGCGAAGGGCCGCTTCTGGGATCACAATGAATACAACAAATATGTTTGGATAGCTAAGGCCCTTCCAAAAGATATTGAGTTGGTGTTCTTGTTTGCTGATCCCAATGCACCTATGCCCCAAGCAAAGCGCAGGAAGGATGGCACAAAGCGTAACCATGCTGAGTGGGCTTCTTCCAAAGGGTTTCGTTGGTTTTCTGAAGATAGCATCCCAGCCTCTTGGATAGATGCTTCAAAAAGAGAGAGCCTAAGCGATGATGAATGACCGTAAGCGAGAGAGATTAGAAAAATTCAGTCGCCATAAAAGAAAAAAGCATGAGGAAAAAGATGAAGCCCGATTGAAACCGCTAAAGAAAAGAAACAAATACAAATTAAATATTAATGACCTAAATGTTATTGATGATATGGAATGAAAACACCCTGTATTTCTGTATGTAAAACAGAGAATGATGTTTGTGTTGGTTGTCATCGGACACTAGCAGAAATTATTTTCTGGTCTAATTACACTGATGATGAACGTGATATTATAATGAGGAGAATTATTATGAGTGAAGCAAGCCTTGCTAAAATTAATGAACGTCTTGAGGTCTATCGTTATTCAAATGGCTATATGGTAGAGATTTCTGGGCGCTCTGAAGATGGTGATTGGGCCAGCAAGAAAATGATTTTTGCTACGGCTGACGAAGCCTATGACTTTGCAAAAGAAATGCACACATCACTTCCACTTGATAACTGAGGCTAAAGATGAGTACCTTTGAAACAAATGAACTTGGTTCGTATGAGTCTTATATTCACAAGAGTCGTTACGCTAGATATCTTCCACACGAAGAACGCCGCGAGACATGGGAAGAAACAGTTAATCGTTATGTAAATTATTGGGGCGACAAGCTTAATGTAGACGAACAAAAAGAAATCTACAAAGCTATTCATGGCTTGGAAGTTATGCCATCCATGCGAGCCTTGATGACCGCTGGCGAAGCTTTAGATCGTGACAATGTAGCAGGCTTTAATTGTAGTTATCTTGCTATTGATAGCCCTCGTGCTTTTGACGAGATGATGTATGTACTTATGTGTGGTACAGGCGTTGGCTTCAGTGTTGAAGAGCAGTATGTTTCTAAGCTTCCAGAAATTGCAGAGGATTTCCATGCAACAGATACAGTCATACATATACCAGATTCAAAAATTGGATGGGCGAAATCGTTTAGGGAATTGGTTTCGTTGCTGTATTCAGGTCAAATACCAGAATGGGATACATCTAGAGTTCGACCTGCGGGTTCCAGCCTTAAAACTTTTGGAGGTCGAGCAAGTGGCCCAGAACCTCTTGTTGAACTCTTCAAATTTGCAGTTAGATTATTTAAAGGAGCGGCTGGACGAAAGCTTACGCCCCTTGAATGCCACGATCTTTGCTGTAAAATCGCTCAAATAGTTGTTGTAGGTGGGGTTAGGCGCTCTGCGCTTATCAGCCTCTCTGATTTATCGGATGATGATATCCGTCAAGCAAAGCACGGTGCTTGGTACAATACAGAACCACAGCGTGGCCTTGCAAATAACAGTGCCTGCTATACTAGCAAGCCTTCTTTTAATTTATTTTCTAACGAATGGAGTAGCTTACATGAATCACAAAGTGGAGAACGAGGAATATTCAGCCGTGCGGCTAGTAAAAAACAAGCTTCAAGAAACGGTAGACGAGATAGTGACAGAGATTTCGGAACGAACCCATGCAGTGAAATCATCCTTAGACCAAATCAATTCTGCAACCTTTCAGAAGTTGTCGTCAGACCGAAAGATACACTTAACACTCTTCGGAGAAAAGTACGAATTGCGACTATCTTGGGTACTCTCCAAGCCACGCTCACGGACTTCCGCTACCTAAGAAGTATTTGGAAAACTAATACAGAAGAAGAATCTTTGCTGGGCGTTAGCCTTACTGGTATACTTGACAATCCTCTTATGACTTTAGAGAATAAGAATCTTGATAAGCTTCTGACAACTCTGCGTGATGAGGCTATCGAGACTAATAAAATCTGGGCAGAAAGATTAGGTATTCCTCAGAGCGCGGCTATAACTTGTATTAAACCTAGCGGCACGGTTTCACAGATGGTAGATTCTGCATCAGGCATCCACGGACGCTATGCACCTTATTATATTCGTCGGGTCAGGGCTGATGTAAGAGATCCACTGTGCAAGGTCTTAGAAGACGCTGGTGTGCCTTGTGAGCTTGATAACTTGTCACCGAGTACTAAGGTATTCTCCTTCCCTAAGAAGGCTCCAGAGGGCGCTGTGTTCGCCTCAGAGCAGTCTGGTATGGAGCAGTTAGAACTATGGGCCGCATATCAAGAACATTGGTGTGAGCATAAGCCCAGCATTACTGTATACTATCGGGACTCTGATTTCCTTGAGATTGGTAATTGGGTGTACAATAACTTTGATACAGTATCTGGTATTAGTTTCTTACCGTATGATGAACACACATATGCTCAAGCACCATACGAGCAGATCACAGAGAAAGAATACAATCAGATGATGAAGGGATTCCCAGAAGAATTTAATTGGGATCTTAATGAGTCAGATGATTTTACTGAGGGCGCTCAGACACTAGCTTGTGTTGGCGGTGCTTGCGAACTCTAATGGCTCAGAAGGATGCAACAATAATAGGCTTCCGCATCCTGATAGATTCAGAAGGGCTTTTTGTCACCGAAGCTACTGAACTTCCTGACGAACATATCGCTAAGATATTTCGTGAGGAAGAAACTCAGATACTGGTTCGTGCGGCAATAAAGTCCTTTAAAGAACATACCGGAGATATGCACTCAAAGATTGAGACAGACATAGACGCCATCAATAGAATACTCTGATGTTTAAATATATTCTATTTGCGTTTATGCTGGTATCTGCGCCGATGGCGAATACTGATACCTTAATAAACTCTGGTTGTTCTAAAGATTATCTGGGGGTAGAGTGGTTTATCTACGAAGACGCTGACGGCAATCGCTACACAACAAAAAATCCTAGATCTTGGAGGTGTGGCTATCGTCGCTATCTAAACCTGTCGATGGTTAAAGATGCTGGAGACAGGTTTGATCCTGCCATAGTCAACGTAGATTATAAAGATATGCTGGGCCGCGAAGAAGGCTGGGGCATGGTACACCATAAAACATCTATGGGTTATGCAGAGCGTGAAGGCTGTTGCACTGTAAAGATCTATGGAGATGGTCGTACAGGCGATGGTATCTTTACGCTAGGTAGACAAGAAATACAATTCCGTATAGAAGAAGAACCTATCTGTGAGTTTGTAGACGAGCCTAGATGGTATGGTAGTAGTACTCGCATTGATTGCGAAGGCCATACACAAAAGGGCGGTCAAGAACTTATTTACTATGGGGAAGATGACGATAGAATTGTAACGTGGGAGTTAGGTATACTTGTATATGCTTCCCACTCCAAGCATGGAGAAGATCTTGCTGTTGGTATTCTTGAAGAGTTAGATGAAACTAACAATCAATGGGACAAGTGGCAAGGCCGCGTAGAAAAGTATAATAAAGTTTATGAAAGATCTGGCGTCCATATAAGATATAAACTTAGTAAAGTATGGTCAACGCACTACCATGACTTGCGAAGCATATCAAGTATAACAACGGGTCTTCCTGTTGATGTAGTGTTAGCCTATGGTATATCTTATCCAGATACTTGCGGCGTTGCTAAAGTAACAACCTATTTTTCTGAGGGCAAGCCGCCCTATTCTATGAGCCGCTGTAATATTTATACAGATCTCCATGAGATTGGACATTCAGTAGGGCTTGCACACGGCCCTGAGAATCAATCATGGCAGGCAAGGGGCTATATCTTCCCTGACTTTGGACACGGCTGGAATGATATCTGCGGGACTAAAGATGATCTAATGTCGTATGGTTACGAAGGATGGTTTCATTCTAATTCTAAATTATACTGCGATGAAATCTTTGATGTGTGGTATACAGACGTATTAGCAGGCGGCATAGAGTGGTCAGACACTGCTCATGCGCTCAATAGAGTTAGATATAATGTGTCGTTGATTCACGACGAGAACAAGTACGTAGATCCAGACGCTAGGCTACGGCCTGTGATGTCTAGAGCTAGGCGTATTGGTATAGAAGTTATAGACTAGCAGGGCTTTCCTCTGGGCATAGCGTTCTTCATTAGCCCACCATGCTTTGCAGTAGATCTATGGCGCTTAGTTTTCTGAGCAATCTTCTTAGGCTGTTGAGAAAACTGTTTGCCTGCCGCAGTATCAGCCCTCTTTTTGGCAGACGTTGCGGCATACTCAGAAGAGCTTAGTGATTCTCTAGCACTTCTAGGAAGATAGCGTTCACCTGTAGCCTTTGGGCCTTGCGTAGAAGGCTTACCAGACTTAGTTCCCCAATCTTCTTTTGTCCAGTTCTCTAAAGATTGCTGAGACTTTTTAAGTGCCATACAAATTCCTCTTATACAGTTTGATATAAAACTTAGCCTTTGTAGCCACCGCCTGCTTCTTTGTAGGCTTTAGCAAGCATCTGAGCTTTACGTGCTGACCACTGGCCTGCCTTACCGCCTTTGCTACCCGCCTTAATCTTTTCAAACAGACGCTTGCGTAACGCTGGCTTAGTGTAGTTTCCTGCTTCATTTACTCTACTCTTTTTAGCGACCACCCTTGGACTCCATATCTGATATAGACTTATAATAGATAGCCCCACCCTTAGCAACAGTTTTTCGCTGTTTCATTTCTTGCTTTGCCATTGCTTGTTCAGCTTCGTTCATTGCCCTTAAACTTGGCGTAACAGCAGAAGTCGGCTTCTTTGTTTTAGAGCCACCAAAAACATGGCCTGCCAAAGACTTACCTGTCGCCTCTTTGGATATTGCGTCGGCAACAGCCATTCCAACCCCTAGCGGTGTGGGGTTTAATGCTAATCTTGCATAGCCCCCAAGCTTTATAGCCGTCTGTGCGGTATTAGCAAAATTTTCCATATCTTTTACACTTTTAAAAACTGCCATAACTTAATCTCCCGGCGGTAGCGCCAATAGTTTTTCGTTTGAAATTATCCAAGCCTTTGGAATGGCTATCTCTGCATCACCTTGTATGGCTTTACCATCCTCAAGCAACATATGAGGACATATAATTATAAGGTCATCGTCCTCATGGATTATCATACCACAAGAGACTGCAACAGCCGCTGTGATTTGTTTGAGTTCGTTGATGTCTCTCCAGCCCATGTTAGAGCCTCCAGAGGCATCGTGCCACACAATCTTACTGAGCGTTACCACTTGACCTTATCAGCCCAATAAGCCGCAGACATCTTTCCGCGCTTGATGTTTCTAGCATGACGGGCTTTGAAGCTCTTGCGCTTGGCCTTCATACGTGCAGATTCACCAGCCTTTGGTTTGCCAGCAGTCTTAGCGCCCTGCTCACCAAAACGAATTATTTTTTCTTTACCGCCTTCGCAGGCTTTGACAACGTGAGACTTCTTAGGATGGCTAGGTGTGCGCTTAGGCTTGTTACAGGCCATCTTCTTCTTGTCGATCTTGCCACCCTTGGCAACTGCAAAGCGTCTTGTAATGCCTCCTTTGCTTTTACCAAACCTTTCTACTAAATTCTCTGCTACAAAACTTTCAAATACAGCAGGATCTCCTTGAGCCTTGTCATATAGATCAAAGCCCATAGCGTTGTTTTGTCTATCACCTACTGCGCCATGAAAGCCTGTGTCTCCAAAAGCCTGCTGGACATATTCTTTACCCTGTAAAGCGGCTCTGGCTAAACTGTTATCGCCTGCCATCTTAGCCAATAGCATATGATTAGCGGCGTTAAATACATCTCCAGCCATCACACGCCCATCTTCAACCTTCACCCTTTCTCTTTCGTGCAAAGCGCCTTCATCAACAAGACGATTTACAAGAGCTATAGCTTCTGCTTCATTTCGTCGTAGATCTTCTGTTCCAATACCAAAAAACTTTTCTGCGCCTTCTTCCATCAAACGAGAAACTTTGGTTAATAAACTACCGCCACTAGCCAAGCTAGTTCTTTCTAAATCCATTACAACATTTTTAGCAAGAACCAACGGGCCTATTTGAATAACCTCGTCTGCTTCTGTAACCGGAACCCCCTTCAACTTACCCTCTTCGCGAACATAGAACGGAGTTTGTCTACGCGGATCAAAACCTACTTGCGTCCAATCAGGATCATTTAGATATAGCTCTGCCTGCATCCGTATCTTTTCTGCATCTAGGTCTTTTACCCAGCCAGAGACTGTTGCATAGCCTGTCTTTTCATCCTCGCCCTTTAAAATACGCATACCCTTTGCTTCACTAGCAAGAAATCTTACGGGTTTACCATCTTTTCCTTCATAGTGAACAGCCTTTGCGTAAGTTGTACCTTGCCCCGGCTTAGAAGTACCAGCAACAATCCAAGTGTCGTAGGCTTTATAGGCAGGAATGTCTAGCCTGCCGTTAAATTTGTCGCCTTTTGCAAGCTCTGCTTTAGAAACTCCAAAGTCTTCGGCGGCTTTTGTATTCAAAACAAACTTACCGTTCTCTCTTTGGTCAGGCTTGAGAGAAAAAACAAGTTCTTTATTTGTAGGATCTACAGGTAGGTTTGTATACTCGCTAATAGGCTTAAACATCTCAATATTTTCAAGGTGTTCACCACGAGTAATCAAGCCAGCCTCAAATTGTTTTGCAGACTCTTCTAGTTCAGGAGTAATTACAACCGGATCAACAGCCCGATTTTGTTTTACGGCTTCTTTTACCTGAGCCTGCCACTCTTCAGGGTTGTCGATAGACTCAAAAGCAGATCTAAAATCTACATAGTCTTCTTTAACTAACTCACGATTGACTGCTGGCTCAGTACCGGCCTTAGACAGTACCCTAGACAGTTGCTTAACAAGCGCACCAGCCGCAAAGCCTGAACGATCTTCTTCATCTATGAAAGCCCCACCAGCCTGCTGGTTGTAGGGCCGTCCTGTCATCTTGTCTATGCGCTCATCAGGCTCTACAGGGACTTGAGGGACGTTGTAGACTTCACCGCCTTTACCATAAGCAGATCTCAAAGGAGGTCTTGGACGCTCCTCAACTTTCGTAAGCGGTGTTTGCTCATAAGCATTTTGAATGCTGTATAGGTTTTGTACATAAGCAGAGTATTTTTCTTGGTCTGTAATTCCTGTCTTTCTTACAAGATCAAGATAGTTATTTTTTACGTAGTCTGTAAAGTAAGGACGATTGTTAAACAAAGCTACCCTTTGATCGGTTCCAATACCCGCCCTTCTTAATTCATATTCAGTAGCCACATCCCCAATCAAAAGCCTAGATCTACGAACTGTGTCATACAAGTCTTGTTGGGCCTTGTAATCACCAGCAAGCCTTCTTTGAAAAGACTCTAGGATTTCTGCTTCATCTTTATTAAAGCTGGGCGTAGTTGAAGACTGATTACCCCTTCTACCTAGATAATTTCTGGCGGCAGAATAAACAGTCTCATCATCATTCCTTGGTGTTATTCTGAATCCAGCAAGAGCGAGCGTTTCTAAATAAGGATCTTTTCTAGGTCTGTCAAAGGCGGCTTTCTTTTCATCAGAAAAAATATTTCTTATGCCTGTCATTGTTCCCGGCTCAAAGGTCTTTAATAGCTCTATCGCCGCGTTCCCCCAGAATTCACCCAAAGGCATTTCCGGTTCTGTTAGTACAGTACCATCTGCGGCTCTAACTGTTGTATCTTCAAATCTTCCTATAACACCCCTGCCTATATCAACAATAGCTTCTGTTAGAATGGACTGTTCAGCATAAGGAGCGCCTAAAGATATTAAAGCTTGCTCTGCGGCACTAGAAAGGACTTCATCTAGTTCTTTACCTTGCCGTTCTCCAGAAATTATTTCGCCATATATTCTTTGGATAGGTTCTTTTATAGTATTGTAAGAATCAATAAAGCGTGTGTCTATTGTCGCAGGCTTACCATCAACCATCGCATGGATTCTGGTGGCTTTAGACCAAGGCGTTTCGCTATTGGCTTGTGCCGCTTCTGCTTCAGCCTCATCAAAACCCATGAGATATTCACTTGCCGTTGATGCGCCCTCAAACCCTACTGTCGGGAGAAGCGTAAAGCCCGTCAGTCTTTTTGCACCTCTTGCCGCTATTACACGATTACCAGAATTTATTTCTTCTGCGGCCTGCTTAACAATATTGATACTTGTCCTGATAATTTCTGATGGGAAGGCTGGGAAGTTTCCTACAAACAAATATCGCAGATTTTTAACAAAGGGAGGAACCAAGTCATAGTTTGGGAAAGTATTTCTAATAATTTGAGCCGCCCTCATTTCTAAAACTTCTTCGCTTTCATCAGGAAAAGCCTTCTTCAAAGTTTTAAGTTCATACTCAAAGGCATTCATTTTGTAGAAATCGTCTGTTCCCATATAGACGGCTTCAGCACCTTCATCTATTTTCTTGAGATTCTTAATTGGCAACCGATCTATAAACCCCTTTGGGTCTATATTGAAATCTCTTAAAGCTCTTCTATATTCATTTACCTTTACACTGGTGTTGATTACGCCCAATCGGGTGTATCTCTGATAGGAGTCAGTTAAGGACTTATCGTCAAAAAACCAACCCTGCTGATTAGCAATAGCTTTCAAAGAATTTGAACCGCTATGGAAAGGATAAATCATCCCGTTCGCCAATCCAAACTGTGCTCCACCAAAAATGTTACGCATATGAGTACCTATACTGCGTACAGTTTTAGATTTTTGAGTTTCACCCTTTAAGCGAGAAAAAATACGTAAAGCTGTAGCAACCATACCATCACTACCAGCAAGAAAATCATCTTGCAACCCTTCTAAAGCCGCCTTAACTTGTGGTGTAGTGTACATCCCATCTAAAGGACTACCGGGAATATCTAACTTAGCATTATATTTTATAGACCTACCAGTTCTTTCGCTTGTTCTGGTTACTGGCCCACCACTTATAACATTCCCCGTCTTTGGATCAATAACTTCTTTTTCAAAAAGATATTTACCAAGGGCCGCGCTCTTTAAATTCTCATTAAACCTGTTGTTTTCTACAAGCCTTGCCATCTTCGTGACGGTTAAGATTACATCTTCAGATGGATTTTCAATCTCACCAAAAAACTCCTTGGCTGTTTTTGAAAGGTCTTGTCTTTCTAAAAGTATTTTTCTATTTTCAGCAGTCGTATTTCTAAAGAATTTTAAAACATCGCCTCTAGATCCTTTTACACCGTCTAGAATTGAATCGACTATGCCTTGTGCCTCTTCGCCCATCCTCTTTATTTCATCAGGAGTTATAGGCCCAGCCTCCATAGCTGTCTTCATCTTCATGTTCTGAATCTGCTGAACAAATCTTTTGACAACAGCATCATCAGGAGTATAACCAGCATCCTCAAACATCCTGTACGATTGTCTCAAATACTGACCAACATTATCTTCAATTGTCTTTTTAACATTACTGTCTGGGATATTAGAATTAACAATCCTAGAAGATAGCGAATCAATTAATTCTCTAGCCTCTAAAACATTTTCAGCTACTTCAACAGGCAGTCCCATCTTATTAGCTTTAAACTGTAGTGTGGCTTTTGGATCAAAATCATATGCAGTTGTCAGAGCCTGACGAACTTTATCTGTTACTTCGCCCTTCTCTTCAAGACTATTCAATGAGCGTTGCAAACGCATAGCTATGTTTTCAGATTCTTGAATAATTTGTCTAGTCGCGTACTCTTTATCCCTGTGCATATTAAATGCTAATGGAGTAAAGTATCCTCTCGACGTAAACAAACTACCTAAAAATCTGTTTATAAAGCTAGACTGTTGCATCTCAACTTGAGCCAAGCCTTCAGGAGTTTCTGAAAACTTCATAGTATCTGTAGGCTCTATTCTAGAAATTTGTATTTCTTCTCTAGCTTCTTTTAGCATCTTGAGTGCTTGTTCTGCTTGTTCTTCGGGACTTAGTTTTTGTCCTTTCAATACGCCAAAGACTTCAAGCATTCTAGCGCCTAAAGCCGTACCGCCCTTAGCAGTTAGCTTTAGACCTTCTAAACCTAAATCAAAAGCGCCAGATAAAAACATTGCTTCTAGACTCAGCTTGATTCTTTTGTCCAAAGCATCATCATCTTCTTTGATTTGAAAAAACTCAACAAAGTCTTTTGTGTTTTGCTTTAATTGAATAACGCCTTCTTCGTCAAGATCAGAAACAAAACCAGCAATAGTCTCAGAAGGATCGTCAGAATACAAAGCGTTCTCAGTAATTACAGACGCCATACCGCCAGCCATAAGAGTTTGAGCAAGTTGAGGCAACTTACTTACACTCTCGACAAAAGGCTTTGCGGTTTTATACGCACCCGCACCAACCACAAAGTACGGTAGAATCATAGACGCTCCACCAGCAAGAGTAGAGTACTCTTTATAGTCGCCTGTTTCTGGTTCTATGATGTCTTCTTTTTCTACATCAGCGCCGTATGCTTGCATACCTTGAGAAAGATTATCAACTAATAGATTTTTAAATTTAGTAATTGTTTCTTCAGGTACTAGCTCACCCTCTTCGTTTTTGACGCCCAGCATATTGCCTGCAATACCTAGAGGATTTTTCCACGCGGCATTGAGAATATCTTGGCCTAGCTCTACTGGCCCCATAGCCGTGCGAGTAAGCGTTTGAGTAAGGTCAGCCGCAAGGTTTTCTTCTGGAGGCTCAGAAGGCTCTTGTACAGGCTCTGGTGCTTCTTCAGGTTCTTTTTTAAAGGCTTCTAAAAGACCCTGCTCTTTAGCCCTTGCCTTGATTTCATCATCAGACAGGGTGCCGTCATGCACAACATAAACTACACGACCACTGGCAAGCGTAACTTCTGTTCGATATCTTTTAGCCATTTAAAGTCTCTCAAGTTCCATCATCAAAATTCAGTAGTTCCACCAACCTTCATTAATTCTATTTGAAAGTCGTTCATAAACATAGCCATGCCAGTAGCTAAGTTTGATATCGCATCAGGATCTTTGCCGTTTATTGTTGCCGCAAAATTTTTAAACATTTCATTAGCCGCTAGTTGAGCCACAATTTTTAATAGGGCGGCTTGATTGTCTGCTATGGAATCATCTTCTTTATAATTGTCTTTATTTCCTGCAATAAGAGCAAAATCATATTGCATTCTGGCAAAATCTGCGGGGGTCTGAGGATTTAATCCAGTTATAGCTTTCATAACTATAGGCTCCCCACCGTCAGGGTTTTCAATTTTTCTTTCTTGGCTTAAACCAGCAAAGAAAGAGTTCTTAGTAGGTGTATCAAAATAATTTTCTGCTACGTAAACCATTTTATCAATGGTTTCTTTTTGAAGAACACTTAAATCCTTTTCGCTTCTGGGGTTAAACTCTCTTGGTTCACCAACAAACATAGAAGATCCGTCAACCATCGTCTTCTTTTTGACAATGAAAGTAACTTGTTGCCCATTAACATTTGCAGTAACTGTACCCTCTTCGGTTTTTGAGCCATCAGGCAATTCTTTTATTCTTTTATTTATTGCTTCAGCCGCCGCTTCATTATCAGCATAGTTTGTAGACAGGGTTAGATTTCTAGTCCTTCCGTACATATCCATGAGTGAGTTAAGTCTCTTGGCCTGTTCTGCCTCTGAAAGAGTTATGGTTCCAGTAGGGCCTTCAATCTCAGGAGTACTATATTCCTTTAATGCCGCAAGCTGTCGTAGCTCCATGTCTTCATTAGACATACCATCTACCATACCACGCAAGAAAGATGTGACGCCCTGCTCAATATTAGAAGGCCTTAAACGCTTTTGAATTAAGTCGAGACGATTACTATAACTTTCAGGCCCTTGTTGAACAATATTCCTCATTTCTGAAATTAAGCCTAGCTTTTTCTTAGCTACTGTAGCCGCCATTTCATTAACAAGAGCATCATATTCTTTACCCACAGCAAGGGGATTTTGTTGCTGTATAAATTGCTGGGCTATGGGCTTTGCTAATTCAAGTTCATATTGATACTCAGTCTTTCCTGAATCTTTTACTCGCTTTGTATAATCTAATTCAAAAGCCCTCGCCCTATCAGCCCCCCTAGCAACTTGTCTAGCTGACTGATAGTCTTCACGCTCCATAAACTTTCTAGTTTGTTCTTCTAAAAAAGTATTAGCAAACTTTTTGGCTACGGTTAAACCTAAACCAAGATAAGCTTGTTTTTTAGCGTCCCTTTCTCTACGCCTGTTTATATCCCTTTGTCGATTAAGTAGGGATTGTCCAAACTCTTCAATAGACATTATTGTTGTACCTCTTCTTCAGGAGCCTGTAATAAACTAGTTGGTTTAAGTTCCATATCTTCTGCTGTAGGCAAAGATTCTAGTTTGGCTTTTTCTTTTTGATCCACAAAAGGAAGGGGAATATCAGAAGCTGAAATTTTTTGTAAGGCCTCAACTTTTTCACGAGTTAATTTAGTTCCAAAAAATATTTCATCTTGTAAATCATCTTCGTCTTCACCCCTAAAAATAACAGGATCAACACCCGCTCTTTCTGCAAGCGCCAAAATCATATAGGCCGTTGGCTCCGCAAGAAGCATCATTAAATCTACAGTCCACTTACCTTCTGTAAAACCTTTAAACAATAACACTTGGGCAATATCCATTACTGGTATATCATCAAGCAGAGTTTGAATTAGTTGCTCATAATTATCTTCGTTTATAAGCTGACTAAAAATCCATTCAGACGCTTCATGTATATTTACATACTCTGGTGGCCTTTCATAAGGCGCGGGGTCGTTAGGATCACGAGTTAAACTAGATCCCGGTATAGCTCGACCCCCATTTATAAGTACATCATAATATTGTTGATTCATTATGCGTAGCCCCGCTGTCTCATAAAGTCAAAGTAAGCGTAGAGACTTGAAAGATCCCCGTAAGGTTTTGATTGAAGATCACTACTATAAGCCTTGTAGTATTCTTGTGCTTGACCAGTATTAAATGCCTCTCCAATACCCGTTGTTGAACCCATATCAATAGCCGGTACAGCAATAGCATATTGATTGTATTGATACTCAGGAACATCTTCTAGGCCTACAGCTTGCATAACTTTAGTTGTGCCTGCCTGCACTAGTCGTGCTGGAGCCTGTGCTATTTCTTCTTGGGCAAGCTTAACGCCTTCTGAATAAAGCTCTTGCCCCTTAGCCATGACCTTTTCAGTAAATGTCTCTGGAGCTACATAAACGGGCTTTCCTGTAGTTATAGGTGCAGTGGTCGCTTGTGTTGGACTTAATAAAGACTGAGGGGGTGGCCCTTTCATATATGTTACACCATCTATAGTACCTACAGGGCCAAAGGGGTCGCCGCCTAACAATGGTTCTCCTCCAACTCGCGCCATAGCCGCTTCGGTCTGGAGTCTGTCTTGAGTCAAAGCATTTAGCGCACCTTCACTATCAATGGCCTCTCGTAGTGGGGCCTCATTAAGAAGCGAATCCTGTGGGATTTCTTTTAAAGCTCTTTGAGGTACTGAAATTTCTTGCAGTGGATCAACACTAAATATGTTTTTACCGGCCTGCCCTATAGAGCTTAAAGACTCTTGAGCGTTTGTAAAAACTCCTCCCCAGCCATCAACATCCATATTAATACCAAACTTACTTAATCCTTGACCAAGTGCGCTGTCAGCCGTGATACCAAGGTTTTGTGCCATCGCACCAATTGTATCACCCACAACCTTTGTAACGCCATCTGTAACAGAACTAAAAAAGTTTCCTACACGCCCTGCAACCTTTACAGCTCCTTGGATAAAACTAGAGGCGGCTTGACCAACAGCACCCATGCCCTGCAAAGCTCCTGCAAGGCCACCAACAGTACTACCTGTGCCAACTAATAAGCCCGATAACATTTGCCCGACCCCCGGCAGGATAAGTGCAAGACCAATTTGACCAATGATGCCAATCTTGCCCATAAATTTTCCAATTTTTTTAAAGGCGCTTTTAATTCCTTTGCCGATTTTCTTAAAGACTTTTTTGATGCCTTTAAATACTTTTTTAAAGAAGCCCATATCAGCCGCCCCCTCCTGTGTCAGTAAACATTTGTTCAATCATTGTAATCATAGAATTAGTAGATGTAGCACTATCTTTTCCAGCCGCCGCTTCGTTACCAAGGGCCACTGCTAACAATTGAGTCTTTCTAGTTTCTGCATTTTCATACTGTTGATTTAAATAATTAGCTTCGTCTCTAGCCGCCAGCCAAGCATTTTGTTGCTGTTGCATAGTAAGCGCAAAAGCATTTTGAGCATTTTGCCTATTTGCTTCATTCTGTGCGGCTGTCTCAGCCAAAGCAACCTGACGCCTCCAAGCAATGTCTGCTTGAGCAATAGCATTAGCATTAGCGGCATTAAACTGATCTCGTCTAAAGTCTTGGTCAGAATTAAACTGTTCGGCCTGCAAAGTCATTTGAGCATTTGCAATTCGTTCTGCACTGTCGTTGCGTAGCTGTGCAGTTTTAACTGTAGCATCAGCACCAATGTTTGCTGTAGTAATTGCAGTACTGGCTGACAATTCAGCTTGGGCTTGCCTATTAGCTTCACTTGCATTGAACTGTGCCATTGCATTTGCTTGACTAACATTATATTGTTCAATTTGTGTTGCTAGGCTTGCATTAAATTGATTTACTTGGTTTTCGCTTTGAGCATTAAACTGCTTTGCGGCATTAGCCATAGATTGATTTGACAACATTGTTTGTTGTTGCATCTGTGCATTAACAACTGCCGCCTGTTGACGATTGTTTAAGTTTGCCATGTCCATAGCCAAGAATGACTTAGCATTTTCAACAGCAATTCTTGTTTGGTTATTGGCGTTTGTAATATCCATTTGTGCCATAGCTGTAGCATTTTGAATAACAGCCTGCTGACGATTATCCAAATCCTTCATAGTCATGGTCTGCATAAATTTACTGTTGGATAAGATTACTTGTTGCTCTGCACTAAACTGAGCCATATCCATATTGGCAACCATTGAAGCATTCGTAACAGCACGTTGTTGATCTGCATTCAATTGTGCAACATTCATGCGATTTGCAATTTCAGCTTGAAGCATATTAGTCTTCATACGGGCATCAAGATTTGCAAGCCTTGTCTGTTGTTCAGCCGTAAGATTTTCTGAGCCTGCTTGATTTAAAGCAGTTAAGTTTGCAAGCTCCATTTGCTGTTCGTTGCTTAGGTTTGCCAACTCCATCTGTTGTTTAAAGCCAGCATTCTTAGCAAGAAAGTCTGCGGCAGTTTGCATTTCAACAAGCCGTGACTGATTCTCAGCAGACATATTTGCCGCATTGGTTTGGAACTCAAACTGAAGATTTGCTAGTTCAGTCTGCTGTTCGTTACCTAAGTTCTGAGCATTAATAGACTGCTGGTTTTGAACATTTTGAATTGCTGTTTGTTGACGGTTTTGAAGGTTGGCTAATCTTGTCTGCTGTGCTTGAGCCGCAGAAGTAATCATAGCGTCTTGTGCAAACTGGCTTTGAAGCACTGACATTTGCTGTGCCATCTGAGCCGTCTGAGAAGCCGCTGTTTGACGATTAGCGGTGTTTTGTAGCCTTCGCTGTGCATCTAGGTTAGCTTGCTGTACATTGGCCTGTTGCTCGTTTGAAAGGTTCTGAGCGGCCCTTTGCTGTAATGCTTGTGCATTAGACTGAGCAATTGGCATAGCACTTTGAATAATAGAATTTAAAAGTGCATCACGACCTACGGTAGACGCCGTTAAACCTCTTTGCTCTAACATTCTATTTACTTGTTCTACTGCTGGTCTAGCCCATACAGGAACTTCACCGTCTTCAATACCACCAAGAAGCGTTTCCATCTGTGAAGATACAAGGGCCTCTGTAGGCAAAGCCGCAACAGCCGCCTTAACTTCTATTGGTTGATCGTCTATTTGAGCTTCAACAGTTTGAGGATCTTCTACGATGGTTGCACTTAACTCTGGAGGAAGCTGTCCAACCTCTGCAACCATTTCAGCCGCCGCACCTTTAGCCGCAGTACCTTTTACTTGACGTACTTGTGCAACATCATAGTTTAATTTTTCTAAAATTTGAGCGGCCTTACCGTCTTCAGCGGCAGAACCTAAGATTGCTGTACGTTGAGCAACTTCTGCTTCTTTTGTAGGGGCAACATCTGTAACAGTACCTGTGACTTTATCAACGTAAGCACCGTCAGAAATTTCATACTGTGCGGCCTGTTTAGTTAATGCGGCCTGTTCTTGTGTGGCATCTCTTTCAGCCGCTATAGCCCTTTCAGTAAGGTCTTGAGCTTCAAACTTAGCCACCGCTTCATCGCTTACTGTTCCTTGAGCCGCTTGGACTTGAGGAACATCTTCCATAGCAATAAGGTCTGGTTGATATGTAGCGGCTTGAATAGGAGTAGGCGCAGAAACTTGAGCCGCTGTAGCACTTGCGGCTTGTCCAGCAGTAGGCGCACTATAAGTAGCACTAGAAGAAGGTACTGCGCTTCCACCTTGTATTTGAGTTGCCGCAACATCCCGCGTGTCGCCCATTACAGCCGCCCCAGAGCCAGACGATTTAGGGTCTTTTACGCCTTGAATGGTTGCAAGAAGGTTGGTAGCTGTTGTTTCAGGAACATCTGGACGAATAGGCTCTGGCCTCGTTGTTCGTGTTACCGTATTTAATAAATTAGAAGCCGTTGTTTCAGAGCCACTTGAGCTTGTTGCCTGCCCTTGTTTTGTTTTACCACCACGTTGAGCCTTTTTACGACGAATACCACCACCACGCCTAGCCCCACCACGGGGATCTTTATCTTCATCGTCCTCATCATCATCTTTACCAAGATTAGGTGGGTTTACTTTAGTTGGTTCTTTCATTTCTGTAACGGGTGTAGAATATACTTCAGGGGCATTTACATCTGTTGTTTCTGGCGTGTACCGCAAGCTTTCAGGAAGGTCTTCTGCTTTTGGAAGATCATCTACTGAGGCTGGCTCCGGGTATTTAAAACTATCCCACACAGAAGAGCCGGGAGCCTTTCTTGCAGGATCCCTAAACGGAACATAAAGCTCGCCTTCTTCGCCCTGCCCTGCCCCAGTTACTGTTCCGGTTGAGCCAGTACCAAGTTTAATATTATTTCCAGCGCCACTTATGTTTAAGTAAAAAGGTTCGCCATTTATTATTATATAGGGCTTACCATTCTCATCAAGCTTAACATTAGGCAAACCTGAAAATGCTTTAATTCTTTGAGGCTTCTTGTACCTAGCGACCCTTTTTGCTCTTTGCTTTTTAGCCATTTATATATTCCTCAGTACGACCAGATTGCAGGAGAAGGATAAGCATCTTCTGCTATATCTAAATGTATAAATCGTCCCTTTCCTTTTTGATTAATACCTATTCTTTTTATACCATGCTTCATAGCAACTTTAAGAACTTTTAAAGCTTTATCCCCGCTAACAGCTATATCAACTGCACATCCTGTTGTATGTGCGCCTACACGACCCTTAGAAGCCTCTATAGGATGTTCAACACATCTGTAACCAGAGCTAATAACAAAAGGAAAACCACATTCTTCTCTAATGTTATTTAAAAGATTTAAAAATTCTTCATCGAACTTATATTCACCACAGTGTTGACAACTCAACTCTTCTTTTGTAAAGTAACTCATTCTTAGTCTCTTGCGACCTTTTTAGTTTTTTCTACAGTTCGCATAGCTCCTAAACCTAACATACCTAAAAGTACTGGCATCATTTCACCAAGATCTAAATTAGGCATGATAACATCTATACCAGCCAAAGCACAAGCAAAGTTCCCAATAGGCACAGCAATAAAATTAAACCCCATACCGGCAACACAAATCCAACCTGTCGCTGGACGCCATCCGCTAACAAAGACGCTAGTGTGTTTAGCTTCTTCACGATTAATTGATATTTGTTCTTTAGCCAATTCATGGGCGTGTCTTGTAGCCATTGTAGAAATTTCATGTGCGAGCCTCGCTTTTTCATCTGCATCAGGAATAAATTTATCTAACAAGCCCGTGACAGGGCCAATCAACATCTCTATCATAATTACCTCATCATATACACAAATATTGAAGCGCCTGCTGATACGGCAACCCACATCAATCTTTCTGCACCCTTAACAGATTTAGAGTTTAAAAGTACATCATTACCTATGGATCTTAAATCATCCTCTTGATCGTCAAGTCTTTTTTCGTGCCTGTCTAGTCTTTTGAACACAGACAACATACGTTCTTCAATACGCGCTAAATCAGAAACTGTACTAGATAATTTATCTAATTTTTCTTCAATGCGCTCTAAACGCAAATCGTTAGCTACAGCCATGTTATTATGCTCCAACATTTTTTATAATACTTATGGTTGTCCATACAACCCCACCAGAAACCATTAGAGCTATAATAATGGCTGATACATCTAACATTCTTTTTTGTCTACGTCTTTGTTTGTAGATCATGCGTTCACGTTTGGCTTTAATGTCCTTACGCATCTGCATCATTTCTTTGTACGTGTCCTGACCGTAAGAGTACATGATTAACTCTCTGATCTGCTTTTCTTGTTCTTCTATCTTCTTCTTAGCTATGACAGCGTTAAGTGCCTGTGCCTCTACAGATTCACCGTCAAACAACTTTTTGAACAACGGTGGGTTTTCTGCTTCCTTCTCTGCTTCTCGTAGGTCAGAAACTAGGCCGTACCAGTGTCCTAACTTCTGAGCTACGTGTTCAATCTCTGCGCCCTTGGATACAAGTATCTGTAACCCCTTGAACGTAGTAGACGCCATCGCTACCAGAGACAACGGATCCACGGGTTACTCTGGCTTTGTAGGCCATGTGATAGTCTGTGGAAACCCTGCTTGCTGTGGCACATCTCTAAGAGCCTGTCTGTAGGCCGTCATAGCGTCTGTCATGGCTACATCAGACAACCCGTAGTGGTCTGTAGCCTTCAACAGATCGTCCCGTGTAGCTCGTTCTGTAGCCTCTAGGGCGGCATTGTCAGCGGCTACCTTGGCGTCTATCTGATCCTGTACGGTTACTACGTTGTCATCGTCATCCGTGTACTCTTGGAACATATCGTTTTCTGTCCAAGCCCATACCCAGTTGCCGTTGGCGTCTTGCTCTACACCGTTGCGTACAACAACCTTGTAGTCTCCAGACGGGTCAGGCTTAGGTGACGCCATTACAGGGTCAATCCCAAGTGTCTCGTTGACGTTTGCGTTCCACACTTTAGGCAGTGAAACATTGGGGTGCATACTACGGATTTGGCCTTGAGTTTTGACCTCCCCCGTTGATCTGATGCGATATTCCGACATAGTTGATTCTCCTATGCGATTGCTAAAAAGATGTAAGTGCCACCAGAAGCGTTGAGTGCCGCTGGTGCTGATGATGTAATCGTGAATCCACTTGATAGTGGGTCGATGTAGTCTGTTGATGTGACTTGAGCGGCTGTTGAATTAAGGAACAGGTACGGATCATTGCCAGCCACAATTCCACGCTCAGAATCCCACAAGTACCAATCACCCGTAGAGTCTGTACGCTTCACTAGCACAAACCTAGCGCCAGAGGTAAAGCCGCAATTAACGTCTACGTTGGAACCTGTGCCGCTGTAGCTACCAACCTTTGATATTCCAGAAACTGATGCAAAGTGATAACTTATAATGGGGATAGTATTTTGATTGACAGCAGAACCAGAACCAACAGTAAACACAGAGTCAGTAGGAGTTGTATTATTAAACCAAGCAGAGTTTGTTATAGGTGTGCCGTTGCTTTGTAATATTATTACTTTTGTATTTCCTAAATAGGAGTGATAAACAGCCCAGCCATTTGTGTTTGTTCTGCATTTGAATATCATCATTTCTGGGGCAACGCCAAGATTATGGCTAACGGTTCTAGTGCTTCCCGTCCCCGTATAAGCCACAACATCAAAGAACCCCGGCGCTCTGCGGAACATCCATGCTTGATAGCTACTTGCGCCGCCAAAACCATCTAGACAGCCACTCATGTAATCCCAAAAAATTGAGCTTCCCGTTGCTTCTGCGGCAGTGCTAGTGCTATTTAAATATTTATCTCCAGTAAGTCTTGAAAAAAACAAAGGCGCTCCAATGCTTGATGGGGTTTTTTCAAACGCCATATCAACAACATGACCATTTGAAACAAACGCTGGGTTTGATGTTTGCCCTGCCGCATCCATAGAAAACAAATCAGTAGCCGCAAACTCTGATGCTGGCTTGTGGGGTCTGCGGATTGCCATGTAGATATATAGCTTTTGGGATCCGTTAGTGTCGTCGCTGCTACCGTGTACTTTAAAACCTGTTGATGTAGGGTTCCCTACTTGATAAGACGCCTCAGCCGCTGTTGAATTAGCAAACAAAGACGGATCATCAGCACCGCTAGTGCTTACAGGAAACCCACGCATCGTATCCAGCATAAACCAATTAGTTGCAGGAAAAGGATCTGATCCTTTAATCATTACAAATTGAGGCTCAAACCCAAGATTTATTTCTTGGCCTGTTGTTGAGTTTCCATTTCCCGTGTAACTCCCACACTTAATAATTGACTCGTCGGAGTTTGTGCCAAATTCTTGGGCGTCGTGGGCGAATAGGTAGGCTACATAGGTTTGACCGTTTTGATTGGTAGCGTAAGCCTGTGAACCGCCAACGTAAAAATTACTGCTGTCCGGGTTGGCTGTAAATAAATCAGTAGTATTACCAACCGATCCATCTGGACTATTTATATAAAAAAACTTTGTGTACCCCAAACTTCTGTGCCAAACAAACCCGCTTTCTGTTCCGCTCCTTTGCTTTATTATTATCATTCCGGGGACACTGCCCAAATTATGAGCTATTGATTGATTTGATCCTGTTCCCGTATACGTTACAACATCAAAAAACCCCGGTTGCTTGCGGAATGTCCAAGAGGCGTAATTTATTCCGCTTGAATTGTGAGAGGATTCTGTTCCTAGCGTAAACCCATCGCTGTTGAACGACGTAAGGCCAGTAGAATAAGTAACTTCTTGAAAGTAGCTATTTGAAAATAATGTTTTAGTAGCGCCTCGCTCGGTATCAATTAAGAGATGGTTGTTATTGGCATTTCTTTGCTTAATCCAAACAAGACCGCCTTTACCTTCTACTGCTGTAAAAACACCGTTATTAACGCTAGTGACTCCAGCACCGCTGGTTGTGAAATCGCCGCCTGTCCCTAAATTTTTGCCTATTGTATAATCTGATGTTAAAGGCAAATACAAAATAGGACTCAAGGCTGAAACAGCGCTAACTGAGGTTGGTAATTTATCGCTGGTAATAAAATTCCTTCTATTTGCTTCAACACTCAAATCGGTGTAACTGTTGCTTTGAAAGATATGTGCCAAATCAGCAGTCAGACTAAGACCAGCATACCAAGTCCCCGTGGAAGCCCTGTCTATATTTTCGTTATTGTAAGTAGACCAAGTTACAGAAGTATCTTCTACATCGTTTATATACACACTTCTATTTGAGGAAGAAGATAAATCAAAAGAAAATAAAACATTAACCCACTTTCCGATAGCTATAGTAAGGTTAGTAGTAAAATAAAGTACATTTACATCTGAAGTGTTTTTAGCGTAGACGTTTAATTTTCCAGAACTAACTCTGACTACAAATCGGCTGTTCGTGTTGCTTATGATCGTACCGCTTGTATCTGTAGTGTTTATCCAGCAACTTACAGTACAAGATTTACCGTCAGTGTTTCCTGTTAAATCACCAGATTTAGTTAAATAGTGAGTGCCATTTACATTTGTATAGTCGCCTCCGCTAAGCCCGTCGCCTAATACAATATTATTGGTTATGGTTTGAGTAGAACTGTTACCCTCGTACAAATACGTTGAAAACACATCGTCAACGTAAACAGCTTCGCCAGCGTTACCAGCCGCCGCCTGTTGTAAAAACCGACCTATACTCATCCTAGTGCTTGCCCCGCTGTAAAGCCGTACCAAGTTGTTCCACCGTCATATGTGTAGAACACGAATTGATCCACAGCAGACGCTGTAGCCGTAAGAGTGGGCGCTGTAGCACTAGGCCAATCAACAGACGTAGGCCACGTTACAGTGTACCCAGAGGCTCCAGAGTCTTGGACAACCTTGAGTGACATTGCGTAGGCTGTGCTGTCGTTGAGGGTTGATGTGCCTGTTGTGTATTGGTAAACAGTGCCGACACTTCCCGTATACATCTTAGTTCCGTCAGTGCTAAACGATAGGTCTTTAGCAACGGTCGCTTGAGTAGCAACACTAAAACTAATAGAGGCATAAGACGCCGTAGATAAATCATAAGCAGTAGACAGGTTATATTGATACACGGCGTTACTAATAAACCCTACTACAAATAATTTTGTTCCGTCACTATTTATTACTACGCCACCGGGAGAAGTATCTTGGGAGGCTACACTCAAACTTTTACTTGCATAGCTTCCAGTACTTAAATCCCAAGCAGTGCTAAGGGTATATTGATACACACTATTGTTTGTGCCGCCTACCATATACATCTCTGTACCGTCAGCAGAAAACGCTAGTCCCATAGGCAAAGTATCTTCAGAAGCAACACTTAATGAAACTGAATCATATGACGCTGTTGAAACATCCCAAGCCGTGCTTAATGAATACTGAAACACCGTATCGGCAGTGCTTCCAACAATATACATTTTGGTTCCGTCAGATTTAAATCTAATTCCTCTTGGCCCTGTTTCTTGAGTAGCTACACTAAAACTTTTAGAAGCGTAGCTTGCAGTAGACACATCAAAAGCAGTACTTAAATCATATTGATAAACAGTACGGTTAGTAGTACCAACGGCATACATTTTTGTTCCGTCATAACTAAACGTAAACCCTTCAGTAGCCGAAGAGTCTTGGGTAGCTACACTAAAACTTTTGGAGTCGTAAGATGCACTAGACAAAAGATACCCAGTAACAACAGGCGTCCCACTCGCAGGAGGATTGCTAAAGACTACAGTGGTGTTTGCGTCTAGTACGGTTTCAAAGACGTTAGCGTTTTCGCAGTCAAAGGTTGAGGTGTAGGTTGTTGCAGATATTGAATATTGAAATACAGTCTTAGATTGATTTCCTGCGACATATATTTTGGAACCGTCTGGCTTTAAAATCATTGCGTAAGGGTTTGTTTCATTAACTGTAGAAACAGCGCTTACAGAATCATAAGACGCTGTTGAAATATCATAAGCAGTACTTAGTGTGTATCTAAACAAATCAGGGTTTGGATTAGAATCATCGTTCAAAATGATCATAGTTGTTCCGTCAGGGCTTAAGAATAAACCTCTTGGATTAATAGCTTGGCTATTAACACTAAAAGTTTTTGAGTCGTAAGAAGCTGTAGAAATATCCCAAGCTGTACTTAAACTGTATTGATACACAGCATCGTTAGCAAAAGACAAAACATACATTTTGGTTCCGTCACTTTTAAACCTAATATCAGCAGGATCAGGTGCTTGAGATGAAACGGAAAAACTTACAGAATCATAAGAAGCCGTAGAAATGTCCCAAGCTGTACTTAAACTGTACTGATAAACAGTGTCATTAGTAAATCCCGCTAGATAAAACTTAGTCCCGTCGCTTTTAAACGTAAGAGCAAAAGGGGTTGCTTCTTCAGAAGCTATACTAAAACTTTTAGAAGCATACGACCCTGTAGAAACATCATACGGAGTGGTTAAGGTGTACTGATAAATAGTATCGTTGCCATAACCAACCACATACAAAATAGTACCATCATCGTTAAATTCTAAAGAAGATGGGCTAGTAAGTTGTGATGTAACACTTAGACTTTTAGAGTCATACGCAAAGCTACCAAGCTGATAACCAGAAACAGCAGAAACACTAGAAACCTTCTTAAAAGTCTCGTTGTAACTATCAACCAGCAATTCACCTGTAATGTCTACGTCACCTGTGTAGTTAGCGCCTAATTTAGAATCTAGCTGTGTTTGGATGTTTGATGTAACACCGTCTGTGTAGTTAAGTTCTGCTGTGGTTGCTGTAACACCGTCTAAAATGTTCAGTTCTGCCGCTGTAGAAGTTACTGCCGTACCGCCAAGAGTCAACGTGCCTGATGCTGTCAGATCCGTAAACGTACCAGCCGCCGCTGTAGTACCACCAATAACGCTGTTATCTACAGTGCCACCAGAGATAGTCAGGTTGTCAGCAACGTAAGCATCTGCAATGGCTGTGCCTTGCCAAGTACCTGTAGCAATTGTACCTACCGCTGTTATCTGCGTCTGAGAAGCATCTACAGACA